TGGCGCCACGGCCATAGGCGCCGCGCGCCAAAAAAGTAAAGGCGCTGAGCGGACCGCGAAGCGCCTACCTTGCCGGAAGGAAAGGCGCGCCGCCATGCGCGCGATGAGGGCGCGCAGGCCAGCGAGGCTGGTGGAAACAAGGGGTGGCGGGGCGTAGCCGAGCCGCGAGCGTAGCGAGCCTGGGTGACCCGGGTGTGCCTGGCTAGTTGATTGATTGATTGCTACCTCAATGGTAACCTCCCGGTTAATGTCTGGTTGGTTGATTGATGGCAGCCTTACTGGTAACGTCCTGGTGAATTGCTGCTTGACTGGTTGATTGATTGATGACTGGCTTCTTCGTGAATGATAACTTCTCCATGACTAAATGTTTCCTTGTTGGAACTTCTCCATGACTGGTTGATTGATTGATGACAACCTTACCGGTAAGCTCCTGGTTGGTCGCCTGGTCAACCTCTTGGTTAACCTCTTGGTTAATGGCTGGTTGATTGGTTGGCTGCTTGATTGCGACTCGGGCTCCTTCCTTCTTGGCCTCGTGTACGATTCTCTTTGTCCACTCTGGCTTCTTGCTATCCTCTCTCGTGTGGCTGCTGGTATGGTAAGCCTAGCGCTTCGTATATGGATTGCTCGGTGTCTCCTGCTATCCTGTTGCCAGCTCCGTCGAATAGACCGTCGCCGCTGGCTTTGAGATACCAGCCTTTTCTCCTGGCCAGGCTGCATAGCCTGATGTTGTTCTCTCTGCTACCTGTCCTTATGAGTAACAACGTGGCCCATGTGGCTGGCGTTGCGATGTAGATATCTATGGTGATGTTGTCGTTGGGAAGATACACTCTCTTTATATCAGGGCCGTTTATCTTGACGACGCCCAGACTAAAGAAAAGAGCGGTGAGTTGAAGGGCTGCATCTGGCTTCTCTATGATGACGAGGTCGATGTCGTTGACGATTGACTTCCGCCTTCTTATACTTCCCGCTGTCTCTATCCTGTCACAGTAAGGCGCTAGAGTTTCCTTCACTCTCTCTGCTATGAGCTTGGCTTCTTGTAGTCTCTTCGTCTTCTTCTCCTTGGCTAGCTTCTTCCGTTACTTAGCTGGCTTCTTTGTTTAGGCTTCGTTGTTTGACTCCCCCTATTTCCTTTTAAGCCCCTCATTGTTGCTTCTCCCTTTCCTTTTAAGATGGAGTCACAATTCCGAGACGAATTGGCCACAGTGAAGGCAGAGCGTGCCGATTCGCACCCACCGCCTCTTGATGCGGACGTAGCACGTTTTGACGTCGCCCTTTCGGACGCGCGGCTCCCCCTTCCGCTTTCGGCTCTTGACTCCCTGGGGGCAGAAGTAGTGTGGTTGTAGCTTCATTTCATCTCAAGCCATACCATAACTTTGGGGCGGTTTCGGGACCTGACCTTTTTTCGGAAAACAATTCATGGCGCCCCTAAAGTGAGCCGCTGGTCGTAACGGCCCTGGCGGCGGTCGTAGTCGGTCTGGATGGCCTGGACCCGGTGGTTCTCCTGGTCGATGCCGCAGCGGGCATCGGTGAGCTCTACGACATCGAGGAGCTCCTGGCCGACGTTCGTCGGGACGACGAGATTGCTGCGCTTCGCTCGCAATGACGCCTCTCTGAGGATGGCGTCGGCCCTCTCCTGGGCCCTGGTGGCCGTCTGGAGGTTGGGGTCGTAGGCCTGTTCCAGGGTGTCTATACCCAGGGATAGCAAGTCCCAGTCCAGGGCTTCTTCCATGATGCGGTTGTCGGAGTCGTCCCGGCCGATGGCACGGGTCCGGCTGGCGTGGGTGAGCTCCTGGTACGTCCCGGCCAGGATGGCGTGGTCGGCGCCGTAGGAATAGCAGCTCGCCTCGTTGGCCAGGGGTTCTTGGTGAAGGCCTGCTGGCCACGAAATACCAGGCCATCCGGGACAAAAGATAGGAGTCTGTTGAGTGCCTGAGTTCCTGGAGTGCCCTGGTCGAGGACGAGGTCGGGGTAGAAGTTCAAGATAGCGGTTGACTGGGGTTTGGATGGTTCGTTGGTTAGTTGGAGCCCCACCCTGGCCAGGAGCTGGTACAGGATCTGCCAGACGCTCTTAGGGTTGACGTCGTCCTTGTTCCAGCGCATCTGATACCTGGCGGTCCAGCGGGCCATGAGGCCCCAGCCGTCGAGGCAGAAGAGTGTCAGGGTTGATTGAGTTTGTTGAGTTGTAGAGTACTGCCAGCCGTCTATCCAGTAGGTGCCGGCCTCGGAGGTCTCGCTGCCGGCCGTGGTCTTGTAGCCGAGCTTCAATACGATTTCGGCGCGGAAGCGAAGCGAAGCGAGCGCCCCCTCTCCCGGGGAAGCGAAGTACCCCTTGGAGTTGTCGAGCTCGATGGTGAGGGCGTGGTCGGAGGTTGCCACGCCTTCGGCTCGCGATGACAACCTTACAATGTGGCCGGAGATATCGAGGGGGTCGGCGGCTGGGCGGGGGGCTCTCCAGACTCCGTCGGGCCTTTCCAGCCACGAATAGTCGGTTGTGCTCTGGAGCCTCAAGCCGTAGGCGGAGGCGATGTCCAGGAAGGGTCGGGGTTCGGTAAAGGTCGTGTCGGACCAGGACGTGCCCTTGACCATGTGGGAAGTGATAGGGCGAGCGTAGGCGGTCGTCCCGGTGAACTTCTCTGCCGCCACGATACGGTTCGTCTCATAGGCCTGGGGGCTGGGTGGTAGATGACAGTCGGGGTACTCATAGGTGATATCCTCTCCGTCGGGGGACATGAGGAAGCTTTCCAGGGCGTAGAAGTTGTACAGGTTGCTGAGCTTGGTCCTGAATAGGTCGTAGTGGTTGTAGGGGGAGTCTGACTCCTTGCCGGCGATGACTATTTCGCACTGTTGGAGCGAAGCGTTGTAGGTAGCCCCTATGCCGTAGGTATCGAGCAGGGGATGGTTGCCGTCGGACCAGGCGTGCTGTGTGGCGACCTGGGTGCCGGTGTCCAGCGTGATGGCGTTGACCTGGGTGGACTTCAATGCAAAGCAAACCACCGTGTCACCGGTGGCCCACCAGGCGGCGGCCATGGATAAGACTCCGCCGTAGGCTGAGAGCTCTGCGTTAGTCCAGTTCTGGCCGTGGTCGTGCGAGTAGTACTTCCGTAGGGTGTCGTCGGTCTTTTTGTAGAAAATGTAAACCTTAGTACCATAGGCGGCTATCGAGCAAGGACCGGCACAGTCCGCTGCGACCTGCGTCCACTGGCTATAGTCGGAGCTCGGGCCGGGGCTGGTGATCTTCTGGTAGTACAGTTTGTCGCTGGCTGCTGCTCTTATGCGGTGCATGCTGCCCTGGCCATCGATGGCGATGCCGTGATGGTTGTCGGGTTCGCTGCCGGTGTAAAGCCTTGTCCAGGTGAGGCGCTTGATGCCCGCCTCGTAGTCGTGGACCAGGGCTTCGATGTAGGGAAGGCGGACCGCCTTCTTCTGAGCTGCGAGTAGTGTGGCTGATAGGGTTCTCATGTTCTGTCAACCTCCGTCACTTTGCATCAAGTATCGTATAGTAAAGCAAAGTGTAGTAAAGTATCGTCAAGTGTCATCACTTTGCATCAGAAAAGCATCACTTTGATGACACAACCTATAGTGACCCACGCCAGGATCCCCAGGGCCCTGCCCCACATGTAGTAGTGGTGGTCGGCCAGTAGATCTTCGAGGAGCTGGCCGGTGAGCTGGTGCCTGGGTGGCCAGGGGCACAGGACCTCACAGAGTCCTTCGACCAGGGCATGCCACTCTTGGTGGCAGTCGAGGAAGGTGGAGGGCCTGAGCCCCTTCAAGAAGCCGTCGTGGTTGGTGGCCATTGCTGTGTTACGTATCCTTCAGCTTTTTGATACTTTTGATACAGCCTGATGGAATGGTCGTCCGACCCAGCACCTGGGTATCACTCAGCCCAAGTGCTATTGTTTTATAGTCGGGATGGTCTTCAATCATAAAGCCTACTGCATAGCAGGTGTCTGGTGGTAGTGGCTTTATTTCGTCCAGGTATTCCCATCGCTCCAGGCCCCGGCTATCTGACCACTCTATCAGGACTATCTGTTTATGTGTCTTCATTGCTTCGAATAGACCGTCGCAGCGCCGACTCGGTTCCTGACGTTCAGCTTCCTGTAGATGCTAGTGCAGTGGTTCTTGACTGTTGACTCGGACGTGCTGAGCTTAAGGGCGATCATCTTGTTGGTGTCGCCGGCAGCGACGAGCTCGAGGACCTGCCTCTCCCTCCTGGTGAGCTGGGCCAGGGTAGGGGCGGGTCGAAGGCGGAAGACTCTCTTAAGCACGTTCATTCAGATGATTGCTATTGCTCCTTTGAGTGAGTAGAACGCCTCCGGGCGTTTCGTCCATACATAGAGGGCGTCGGACTGGGGCTCCAGGACCTGCTTGTTGCCGTCCGGGTAGATGACCAGGTTGTAGCCGTGGCCCGACTGATAGTCTATGATCACGGCCACCTGGTTAAGGTGGAAGTGGAGGTCGACGTGGGCCTTGAATAAGAGGGCGAAGTTCTCGCAGTCAAATCTCTCCCTGATGTACGGTAGCGTGTCGGTCCAGTCCCAGGCCACGATGTTGAGGAAGCTCTTCTGGTTGGTGAGGTAGTACGCGGCATCGAGCGGTAGCCTCACCATGGCCATCTTCATGGCGTCGAGCTCCTGCTGCACCCAGGCGGTATCCTTCTGGGTTATGTAACCCAGGACGGGCGGTGGCGGCCGAGGGACCAGGAGCTCGAGCTGGCGGATGGTCTCGCGGGCTTCGGTGAGCTGCGCGGCCAGGTCGGCTATAGTAGCCCTGGCGTCGATGAGCTCAAGGGCGGCGGCCTCATAGAGCTGCTTATAGCCTGAGATCTCTCCCAGGAAATCTTGCCATCTAAGCATTTACCTACTTCGCCAGTCCATTGACTATATCCAGAGAGGACCAGCCCATAATGAAGGCTAAGGAGAAGATGTTAGTCGCCGGTATTTCAAAGGTCGGTAACAGGAATGTCGCGGCAACGAAGGACATGAAGGTGGAGAAGACCAGCGTCCAGGTGTATCTATTTTCCCACCTTATGCTTGTGCCGGCGTCGGCCTCCTGGTATTTCTTCTTAAAGAAAGGCAATAGCGCTCTGGCCAGGCAGCCCATAAACAGCCCCATGGCTGCGGCTAGTTCTACGGGGATAAAGTCACTCATCTAAACCTCCTTGGCGGGCTCTGAGAGGCTCAAGGGAGCCCCTCGTTGCCTTTCTGCGACTATATTCATACTCCGGGCAGTCGTTGGCTGCCTGTTTTATATCAGGGCTCCCAAAGTGTCGGGGACGGACTTACCGGCTGCCTCGTAATGCCTGGCCAGGTGCCGGGCGGCCTTGATGATTTCCTCGGCCGAGGCCTGGACCCTCTCTCCCCGGTGTCCTCCGGGACTCAAGGCCGCTACCGCTGCCGGCATGCGGTCCCAGTCCACGGTCTTCTCGATATCGAGGCGTCCCCTGGCCCGGAGAATGGCCTTAGTGTGGTGGGGGATCTTCCAGGTGCCGGGGTCGTCGGGATCTCCGACGATGGCGAAGGCCTCCTTGGGTAAGCCCTCTTTGGTGTTTTCTTTTGAGAGTGCTTCTTTGACTTTGGTCATCTTCCTGATTGCTCCTTTTAGTTTGATCATTGGGTGCCTCCCTAGATTTCTCTCACCCAGGTGTGCCAGTTTATATCTAGCCAGTTATCCACAGCATCACCCTGGTTGGCGACTGCTATCGCTAGGTAATGGTTGACCTCTCGTACACCAGATGGTACGTTCGATGACTGACCTTTGAGAACGCTGCCGATATACCAGTAGACGCTTGCGCCATGGAACTCAATTCGGAAGGTATAATCAACGCCATCTGTTAACGTCGTGGCCAGGTCAACTACGGTAAGGGAAGTGCCGTTATGGACGATGCCCTTGACGGCGTTTCCGTCTATCCTGAATCCTATTGCAGCACCGGTGGGGTCAGCAGCGGTATCGGCGTCAATCTTGAACCAGCGCCTGGCATTTGCTGAGCCTGCCCGATGGTAGAAAGTGATTTGCCAGACAATCCTAAAACCTGCCCAGTAGAGCCACCCGAAATCGAATCCTCTGCCTCTGGCTGTCGAGCTGGCTGTTGTTCCTGTATGCGGTCTAAACTGAGCAAAGGTTTTACTCTGGATGTAACCAGAGCCAGACACGGCTGTTGTCCAGGGTGTGAAGTCCACGCCGTTCTCGCCCTGGACGCCGAAAGGAAAGGCTCTAACGTATTCCAGAGCTGTTGCGTTAGAGTTGGCTCTTAGGAAGAATCGTTTTGTTCCGATGGCCAGCCTTTGGGGGGCGCTGGCTCCCCGGACGATGATATCTCCCTGGGTGGTGAGCAAGGAGTTCTTGATGACGTCGTCCGTAAACTCCAGGCCGGTCTCGGCGACATTGACTTTGGGATATTTGCCGGCCTGGCCTGAGTAGCTTGATGGCGTGTCTGATAGCTTAAGGAAGTTGGAGGGTTGCGGTTGGGTGTGCTCGGCCGCTGTTCGGTGGGTCTCGATAAGGGTTGCTGCCAGACCTTGCTGCTCGAAGTCGGGGTCGTGATACTCGTTGCCGTGGATCTCCATGCCGCCTCCTCCGCCAGGGGTTCCCTGGGGCCAGGTGGCGATGATGACGGCGTCCTTGGGGTTGCCGCCAGGGATGGCCAGGATGACGTAATTGCCGGTGACCATGGCGGTTGTCGGGATGTTCTTGGCCACATTGATGTCGTCGAAGTACGTGGTCAAGGAGCCTGCGAGCTGAACACCCGCCTTGTAAGTCCCGCTGTCGAAGTTCTTTAAGATAGCGACTTCAATCATGCTTTGTGTGCCTGTGTGGCCAGGATTTCGTATACCTCCAGCCACTTGATCTGGATCGATGTGTCCCAGGTCGCTGAGAACTCCGGGAAGTTAGGCAGCCGGCCGTTCCCGGACCTGGCCGCGCCAGGATCCGCGGCGGGGTTGGCCTGAGTCAACGGTACCGGGATCTGGGCCCGCTGGTCCTCCGTCAGCCATTTTTGTTGCAGGCCGTGCATCGTGCTCGTGGGAATTCCCCACTTTGCCCGGGTGGCCACGCGGCCGAGCGACAAGAGGTCCGCCGTGATCTCCCCCCTGTGGTCCTCGAGGTACCGGTGTCTCTTACGGATCTGGTGCTGGGGCCCTGTCTTCTCGGTCGAGCTCGGGTTCCGGGGCCGGCCCGCCTTCCGGGGCCGGCCCGCCTTCAGTACCACCGGCTCTTGCCCCTTCTCGTAGGGGAACTGGCGAACCTCTCCGCATAGTGAGCAGGTGCCGACGTTCTTGCTGTCTATTTGCCACTTGTGCACGCAGGGGCGGCTCATGGTTCCTCCGTATAGAGGTTGCGCTGGACGATGCGATTGGTGTGGGAGATCTCCTTGAGCTTGAAATCGTAGCGGGCCAGGCGTTCCTTGCCCCAGGCCTTATAGCTGGTGGTACCGTAATGGCCGGCGATAAAGGCCCTGTCAACGGTGGCTGCCGACGCCGACATGGCCAGGTAACCGGTGGCGCCCAGGACGATGATCTCCTCGTGCTCGGCCGGTATGGTGGACGACTCTGCGGTCAGGGTGTGCTTTTTAGTCCACCTTACCCTGGCGTTGGTACCGTCTCCCTCGTCCTGCATGTAAAGGCTGCCAGCCCAGTACTCGATGTGCTGCATGTACCTGGGGGTCTTGCCCAGGGGGAACTCCACGGACTCGACTTTTACAAGTCCTGTTAAAGTGGAAATATCGAGCTCCGTTTCTCCGTCGGTGGTAGCGATATCGGTCTGCTGCTGGATGGGGGCATGAAGGGAGTACTCCAGTACTACCCTG